GCCGAGCTTCTCAGCCAGCACGTTTAAACGCAGAGTCAATTCCGGCCCGGCATTGGTCTCGGTCATCTTACCTTCAAGCCCCAACGCCTTCGCCAGCTTGCGGAATGGCCCTTTATGGCCTTTGTCGACACCTACTGCGGCATGTACCAGTTCATGCACCAGAACGTCGAGCACGCGGACTGCATCTGCCAGCACCGGGGAAATAAATACTTCGGTTGTCCCGTCGGCGGAGGCTATCGGGTTCCAGCATTGCCCGATGCTGCGCTTTTTGGCCGACTGCCCGCCACGGCTGGGCCATCCGCAGGATACGCGGAGGGTTTCCGGCAAGGGTGCGGCTTCTGCAACGAACCACGGCTTCATCTCCGTGGTAGCGGCTTGTAACCATTCTTCTCGGTTCATTTCCATTTCCTTTCAGTTACCGCCCCGATTAGCTCGGTACAATGCAATGATAGCAAATGCAGCGATGATTGCAATAAAGTTATTTTTATGATGATGCGCGATGTTAGTAATGGCTAACGCTTGCGATGCCGAAGCGAAGCATGTATTTTGTTGCCATAGCTTGCTCTGGTTATCTTGAAGCCTCTGGCGCGCAACACAATGGCAAGCCCTTGCGATGTTATGGGGTCAAGCTCCCTGGGTGTCCACCCGCGTTCTTCGATCAAGTAATTCCACAATTCGTCGCACACCTTTACAACAGGGATGCCATGCCCATCATACTTTGGAGCCGCCAGCGGCTTGAGATCAAGCCATGCGGATACAGTCCGGCACAAGTAAGCCGGCCATGACCTAGGGTAATCAACCATACCAATCTCCATTTAGATACACAGTATCAGTACATATAGCATAAAAATACAAGATATACAATTAAAACAGGGTCAATCGGGGTCAGTAGCAAGCCAGTTTTGCAAAGTCGCTCCGTATGCGCGCCCGCGTTGTAGACTTCTCATTTTCAGCCTCCGAACTGACCCTTTGACCCTCTATTGACCCTCTGATTGATCTTCCACTATCCTGAGCCAGTTTGCATTCTCGTTGCCACTACTGCCCCTTTCCTGCCGCATCGATGCTGTTCTGGGCATCGGCAGGCGTTGCAGGTTGCCGCCAGGTATCATAAGCGCAGGCTAATATACTGGCGCTGATAGCATTGATTCTCATTGCCGGCCAGCTTATGGGCTAGATGCGAGCGATTCTCACGGCATGGTGCGCGTAAGTCATTGATGTATATAGAGTGTGAGTGCTTACCCGACGCATAATCGGTGTTATGTCAACTAAGCACACTCTCAAACTGACGGAATTCTGACAGCCAGCGAGTGCTTACTGGGGGGGTGGGGGGGGTATGTGGGCCAGAGGGGGTGGGGTAGTATAGGTATAATCCCCACGCTTTTATTTTTTTTATTCTCTGCTATTCTGCGTTTATGGGCAAACTGACACGCATTGGCTGGACGAGGCTTGACGGCTTGGTTGCTGAGATTGGTTCTGACGGTCTGCTGGAGATGGTCTGTGGGCGGGTGACTGAGGATGAGGACTTGACGGACATAAGCAGGAGTCTTGAGATACCGTATAGCGTGCTGTGGCGGTGGTTGAGTGATAGTGGGCGGATGCAGGACTATGAGAATTCGCTTAAGGCAAGGGCTGACAGGGTGGCGCATGAGGTACTTCGGATATCTGATTCTGCTACTGACGAAAACACGCAGTCGTCAAAGTTACAGGTTGAGTCCCGTAAATGGCTTGCAAGTAAGTGGGACAGAGACAGGTATGGAGAGTCGAGCAAGGTACAGATGGATGTGAGGTATCAGGTGGATTTGGCGGGTGCGTTGTTGGAAGCGGAAGAGCGGCGGAACAGGTTGCGGAATGTGGTGGTGGATAACGAGACTGGGGAGGTGGTTTGAGTAAGGCTAAGGCGAACGCTGAACAGGAGTTGGTTGCGCGGATATTGCTGCCTGATATTGCAGATGACCCTGAGGCGTTTGTGATGTATGCGTTTCCGTGGGGGAAAAGGGGGACGCCGCTGGAAAGACATACGGGGCCGAGGGCCTGGCAGCGGCGGGTGTTGGCGGCGCTGCGGGAGTTTATTGCGGCCATGCAGGCGCATGACTACGTTGGGGCCGAGGACAAGCTGGAGGTATTTCGGAAAGCTATAGCGTCAGGGCGCGGGATCGGGAAATCGGCGCTGATTGCGTGGATCATCTACTGGTTCATGAGTACGCGGATTGGCGGGACGTGCATTGTATCGGCCAACACTGAGACGCAGTTGCGGACGGTGACGTGGGGTGAGTTGGGCAAGTGGCACGCCATGCTGATAAACAAACACTGGTTCGACATATCGGCTACGGCGCTGAAACCTGCCAAGTGGTTTGACGAGTTGGTGCAGAACCAGCTTAAAAGGGGTACGAAATACTACTACGCAGAGGCGAAGCTCTGGAGCGAGGAGAACCCTGACGCCTATGCCGGGGCGCACAACCCGCTTGGGATGCTGCTGGTGTTCGATGAGGCAAGCGGCATTGTTACGCCGATCTGGACGGTGGCGGAAGGGTACTTTACGGAGCCGATAGTTGATCGCTACTGGCTGGCATTCTCGAACCCGCGCAGCGTGAGCGGTGCGTTTTTCGACTGCTTCGGCAAGAATCGACGGTTTTGGCGGACTGAGCAGATCGACTCTCGGACTGTCGAGGGTACGGACAAGCAGATTTACCAGAAAATCATCGACCAGTACGGGGACGACTCGGACGAGGCGCGGGTAGAGGTATATGGGCAGTTCCCGAGGGTTGGCACGAACCAGTTCATCCCGCTTGACCTGGTTCGCATGGCACAAGACAGGGAGTTGGTCGAGGACAAGGAAGCGCCGCTGCTGATGGGAGTGGATGTGGCGCGGTTTGGGGACGACGAGAGCGTTATAGCCTATCGGCGCGGCAGGGATGCGCGGACAAAGAATCCAAAAACGTACAAAGGGGTCGATACAAGCACTTTGGCGGTTCATGTGGCAAACGCCATCGAGTGCGAGAACCCTGACGCAGTATTCATCGACGGTGCCGGTGTCGGCGGTGGCGTCATTGATCGGCTGCGGCAGCTTGGATACAAGGTAATCGAGGTTCAGGCAGGGTCTAGCGCCGACGCGGCGGACAAATACCTCAACAAGCGGGTGGAAATGTGGGGGTTGCTGCGGGAATGGCTGAAAACGGGGTGCCTGTCGAAAAATGAACAGTTGGAGGGTGAGCTTATCGCCCCTGAATACGAGATAACGCCAAAAGGACAGATCAAGCTTGAGCCGAAAGAAAGCATGAAAAAACGTGGGGTTGCGTCTCCGGACATGGCCGATGCGCTGGCATTGACGTTTGCCCATAAGGTAGGGTATAAAGCTGACTTATCTAGAGAGAAGATTCAACGTAGCTCCGCTTTTGATCGAAGGAATGAATGGTTTGGCGGGCGTATCGACGGTGGATGGATGATCTAGGAGGTTGACATGGGCTGCAAAGGCAAAAAACCGAAACCACCGAAAAAATGAATACCATCGATGATGCAATTCCGGCGGAATATTTCGCAAACCCTCCGTACAGGGCTGAATTGCTTTCCGAGAAATCCGGATGGGCTGGAGTAATGAACAGGGCAGGATTCAACTGTCTTCGGTTCAAATCCAAGCCTGGCGCGGTCGTAACAAACCTCGAAACGGCTGAAGCAATAGCCGAGAAATGGAACCATCATGGATTTTCTTTCTAGTTTGCTAGACCGATTCCGTGGTCGCCCGCAAGACCTGACGGGTGGCGGGATGGCGCAACAGGCTGGCAACATTCTTGCCGACAGGCCGTATCAGCTTTATCTGCGCGAATCACAGCAGATGGGCGAACAGCCAATGGAATTCGAGCAGTGGAAGGCCATGCAGATGCAACAGCAACAACAGCCGATGAATTACCAGCAGCGATAGGCGGCGGTCATGGCAAAGAAGAAAAATGTTGTCTTGGATGAGCCGCAGGAAGATGTACCAGAGAACGATCCTCTGAAACTTTGCCGCGACAGATTCAAGGAAGCGCAGGAATACTGGAGCGGCGACTACGACGATGCGCTAGACGACATCAAGTTTCGCGCTGGAGAACAATGGCCAACTGCATACGTTACACAGAGAGAAGCTGATAAGCGCCCATGCCTTGTAGTCGACAAGCTCAACCAGTACGTCAGGCAGATCGTCAATGATGGCAGGCAGAACCGTCCGTCAATAAAAGTCAGGCCGGTAGATTCCGGTTCAGACATTCAGACATCAGAAGTATTCCAAGGCATCATCAAGCATATCGAGGATCGCAGCGGCGCGGATATGGCTTATGACACAGCCATAGACAACGCGGCGACTTGCGGATACGGATACTTCAAGGTCATCAACGAGTACGCAAAGGACGACGGCTTCGAGCAGGAATTGTGCATCAAGCGGGTGAGAAACCCGCTTTCCATTTACATCGATCCAGATGCAAAAGAGGCAGACGGTTCGGACATGAAGTACGCCTTTGAAGTCGAAGAAATGAAGAAGGATGACTTCAAGGCAAAGTATCCCGGAAAGATACCTGAAGACTTCAAGGTCGACAGTGAGACAAGCGACTGGTACGAAGGCGACAAAGTACGCCTTGCGCGGTACTGGTACGTCGAAGAAACGGAACGCACGCTGTATCAGCTTCAAGACGGTACGGTTGTTGAAGAAGAAGAATTCAATGAACTAAAAGATGCAGGACTGTCTCTTGAGGATCGCGTAGTCGCTTCTCGCAAAATCCCGAAGCATACCGTATGGCACGCGCTTGTCTCTGGCAAGGAATATCTGGAAGAACCGCAGGAGTGGATCGGGAAGTACATTCCTATCCTCGTTGTATATGGAAACGAACTTGATATCGAAGGCAAGGCAACACACTTCGGCATCATCCGTCAGGCGAAGGACGCGCAACGGCTTTACAACTATTCTCGCAGCGCATTTGCCGAGCGCGTTGCGCTGTCTCCGAAAGCGCCTTGGGTTGCTGCTGAAGGACAAGTGGAAAACTACTCAGAGGAGTGGGAAACCGCGAACGTCAAGAACCATTCCGTGTTGCGCTACACTCCGATCAGCGTTGCCGGAAAGATCGTTGGCGCACCGCAGCGCCAACCGGCAGCGGACATTCCTTCTGGCTTTGCCCAGGACATGCAAATCTCAGAGCATGACATCGAAGCGTCTGTCGGCATGTATCGCGCATCGCTTGGCGCTCCTAGCAACGAGAGAAGCGGTAAGGCGATTCTGGCGCGGCAGAAAGAAGGTGATACAGGGACATTCCACTATCACGATAACCTGAACCGCGCCATTCGGCATTGCGGAAGGATTCTGGTTGACCTGATTCCGAAGATTTACGACACGCATCGCGTTGTTCGCATTCTTGGCTATGATGGAACGCCGGATCAGGTGCAGATCGATCCGAGCATTCCGACCGCCAGCCAGAAGAATGGCACGAGCAATATCTATAACCTCGGCGTCGGCACTTACGATGTGACCATCACCACCGGCCCGAGCTACAACACTCTGCGCATGGAAGCCGCTGAGTCCATGATGCAATTGATTCAGGCGCACCCTGACTTGATGAGCGTGATTGGCGATGTGTTTGTGAAGAACATGGACTGGCCGGGTGCAGAAGAAATCAGCGAACGCCTGAAGATCATGCTTCCGCCGCAGATTCAGGAAGCAGAGCAAGCCAAGAAGCAAGGCGGTATGCCGCCTGAAATGCAGGCTATGATTCAGGGCTTCGAGCAGGCCATGCAAGAGAAGGATATGCAGTTGCAGCAGATCATCGGGGAAACCGAGAAGGCTATGCAGGAGCTCGCCGCATTGAAGGTGCAAGCCAAATCAAAGGAAACTGAGAACGCCATCAAGGAACGCGAAGCCGGTATCAAGGAATTCGAGGCAGAAACAGAGCGTCTTAAAGTGCAGCTTGAGAATGGCGTGGATGAAGTCGGGCGCTTGCTAAAGGAACACGAAATGCGCGTCAAGGAATTGCTGATGGCGCATGAGCAGGCACAGGCCGCAAAGCAGGCGGCTGTATCTGATGAAGGTGAAGGCATGGAACCTGAAGCGCCGGATGCGTCAATGCAGATCGCGGAGCTTATCCAGCAATCACAGGATCAGACGATGCAAATGATTGCCATGCTTGCCGAATCAATGCAGCAACAGACGCAAGCGATGACAAGGCCGAGGACTGCTACGTTGTCCGATGGCCGGATTATTACGGTTAATTGAGCGCCAAGGAGAGTTAATAATGTCAAAATCCAACACCACAGAGAACGATTTCGTCAAATACACCTTCAACGGCACGGCCATTTCGTGGGCGGCGGCAACGAACCTGTATGTCGCCCTACACACCGCTGATCCGGGCGAGGCGGGCGACCAGACCACCAACGAGGCTGATTACACCGGCTATGCGCGTGTAGCGGTATCCCGCGACGGCGCTGGCTGGACGGTATCAGGCAACCAGTCCAGCAACACGGGAGAAGTCACCTTCCCCGAATGCACGGGCGGGGCGAACACCATCACCCACGTTTCCATCGGGCTGGTGGCGTCCGGCGCGTCGCAAATCCTCTACTCCGGGGCGCTGACGGCATCCATCAACATCAGCAACCTCATTACGCCGCGATTCCCGGCTGGCACGCTCGCCGTGCAGGAGGACTAAATGCCCGAATCCTATATTCAGGTTCCGCCCAACTCCACCGGCTCCAAGGTTCGCACCCGTTCGCGGGTCATCGGCGCGAATACCGTCCATGAGCAGGCGGTCTATCAGGCGGCGCTGCCGACCTACTACGCGCTGGCCGATGCCGTCACCAACGCCCAAAACAAGCAGGTCATTTCCATCCTCAATGAGGCCGGATCGGGCAAGGTCGTCGCCCTGAAAAAGCTGTTCATCATCAACACGCAGCTTTCCACGGTGACGGGCGTGGCGGTTCGTTCCGATGTCAAGCGGGCCACCGCGCATTCGGGCGGCTCGACCATCACGCCTCAGCCCGCGGACTCATTAAACGCAGCCCTGCCCGCGCAGATCACGGTACGCAGCGCCGCGACCAGCGTGACGGAAGGCGCGCTGCTGTTTCCCTTGACCTACACCAACGACGAGGTAGGCGCGACACAGGCGTTTCCGACAGCGCAACTTATGGCCGGGTTGAACTGGTTCCCGGAGGGCGCGGAAGTGCAGGAAGTCCGATTGAGGGAAGGCGAGGGCTTGACCATCAAGCAGATCACCAACAGCACGGTCGGCCAGTTTGCCTGGTTCATTGTTTTCACCGTAGACGATGCCTGAATCCTACTTTCAACTTCCGCCCGCCTCCACCGGCGAGAAGTTGCGCTACCTACAGCGCACGATAGGCGCGAACGACGTGCATGGCGGACATGTCTATCAGACCGCGCCCGTCACGTTCGGCGTGGTGGCGGAAACCACCTGCGCCAATGCGCTCAAGCACCTGAGCATCTTCAACGGCGCGGGCAGCGGGCAGATCGTCTATATCAAGAAGCTGTTCATTATCATCCGGCAGGAAGCGGGCATCACAGGCGGGCGGCTCAGGTTCGAATTGAAGCGCATCACCACATGCTCTGGCGGGACGGACTTGACGCCCATCGCCCACGACTCCGCGCTGTCAGCGATCCTGCCCGCAGAAGTGGTGATCCAGACCGGCGCGACGGCCAGCGAGGGCGCGTTGCTGTTTCCGCTCACCTTCACGAACGACGAAATGCTGATCACCCAGAACAGCATGGCGCAGCAGTTGATGGCGGGCCTGAACTGGATGCCGGAAGGGATAGAAGTGCAGGACGTGGTGCTGCGCGAGGGCGAGGGCATCACCGTCAAGCAACTGACCAACGCCACGGGCGGCGATCTGGCGTGGTACTGCGTGTTTGGATTGGAACCCTGATGCTGGCCGATCTCTACACCCTGCAATGGTACGGCCCCGCCGCGGCGGCGACCTGGGGCAACGACAACGCCGGCACGGTTTCCGCTGGCATCAAGGGCAACGGCAAGCACACCGGCACGATCACCACCAGCGGCGTGGTGTCCGATGCCGACATGACCTCGCTGAAGAATTCTCCGGCCACGATCACCGCCAGCGGCGTGGTGAGCCAGGCATTGCCCAAGGGCGGCACCAAGGTGGCCTGCACGGTCAAGGTCAATTCGCTCTCACAGGACGACGTAACCGGCGCGGTGCTGGAGTCGTTCGTTGAGGGCAGCGTCACCCTCAAGCAGGCCATGCGGCTGATGCTGGCGCGGCTCGTCGGTAATGCCACCGGACTGGACGGCACCAGCATGGCCTTCAAGTCGGTCGATGGCTCCAAGACTCGCGTTGGCGGGACGCTTGTTGGCGGCACCAGGACGATCACCACCCGCGACGGAAGCTGATCATGGCGTGGGACACCTTTGACGCCTTCGACTCGTTCGAGGGCGGATCGGGGGCAAGCGGCAGTTACGCAGACGCGGCGGCGCTGATTACAGCATCATCTGTTATAGAGGCTTCACTGGAATTGGTTTTTGCAGTAGTAGAAGAAGCAATCCGCCCATCTGGCGGCTTCCCATATCCACTAGATAGGGAACATGAACGCAGCCACATATCAAAATCCGTTCGCAAGATCATCAAGCGGGTTGCCAAGAAGCAGGTAGATGAACTTGTAGAGCAGGAAGAAACAGCCAAGTCGCAAGCCGCAGTCCAGCAGTTGATGACGGCGCTTGCCAAGGCCGATTTGCAATACAAGGCTTTCTACGCTGAGATTCTTGAGCAAGAACGGCAACGTCTGATAGACGAGGAAATCAAGTATCTCATGGGCTTGAAGCGCATGAGGGACGAGGAAGAAGAAGTTTTAGCGGTACTGATGGCAATGATGTAAAGGCAGACGCCGAGCCATTCGGCGGGTTATCCGATAGGAGATATTCAAATGGGACTAGATACTGAAATTGTGACTGAAACCATCGTTGAGGAAGGCGGTACGCAGGAAACCCCACAGAAGGACTACAACCCAACGAATCCAATTTTTGAGGTATCAAAGCCTGATACAAAGCCTGACGCGAAGCCCGATCCAGAGGCCACCAAACCGGAAGAAGCCAAGCCAGAGGAACCAGCCAAGCCGGAAGAAAAGAAGGAAGACCCAATCCCCAAGGGCGTGCAGAAGCGCATTGACAGGGCGGTTAGGGAGAAATACGAGGCCCAGGCTGAGGCCAAAATGCTCAAGGAGCGGCTTGACCGGATCGAGCAAAACATCAATCAGCAGCAAAGAGTTGCGAACCCTATTGACAATTCAGAGCCAAGGATAGATAATTTTGATGACTTCGATAAATACGTCGCGGCCAAGGCCGAATGGATTGCGTCGAAGAAGATCAATGAAACTCTGCAAGAGCGCGAACGCCGCGCCGCAGAGGAGCGTGTGGCAGCAGCGCACTACAAAGCTGTTGATGGTTGGCAACAACGAGTAGAGCAAGCTACGGCAGAACTGCCGGATTTCGAGGAAGTTCTTTCATCGAGCGATGTGCCGATGAGTGACTTCATGCGGGACGCGATTATCGACAGCGATCTCGGGCCTAAGGTAGCTTACTGGCTTGCCAACAATCCCGACGAAGCAAAGAAAATCGCATCTATGTCCCCATTGGCCACCGTCAAGGCAATCGGGCGTCTTGAGGAACGATTGGAGAGCCAAGCGAAGGCTCCCAAGAAACCAACATCCGCACCTGCTCCACTTACGCCAGTCGGCGGCAAGGCGTCTGTATCAAAAGACCCTGGCAAAATGTCCGACGCAGAATATCTGGAATGGCGAAAGAAGGGGCGTGCATAAATTAACTCTATAGGAGTATAAACGTGTCTAATACGCTTAAGTTCATCGATATGGTTGCGCGTGAAGCGCAGGCCGTCGCGCATGAAAAGCTTTCGTTCATCGGGACTGTGGATAAGCAGTACGATGATTCGTTCGCTCAGAAAGGCGCGAAAATCGGTTCCGCTCTGCGCGTCCGCAAGCCGAACCAATACACCCGTACGCAAGGTTCCCGCGTCATGGATGTGCAGGATCAGGACGAAGCCACGCAAACCATCACTCTGGCGACTCAGGATCACGTCGATATGCGGTTCAATTCCGCTGAACTGACCCTCGATACTGATAGCCCTGATGATGTTGCACGTTTCAGCAAGCGGTATATCCAACCCGCCATGTCGGTTCTGGCTTCTGGTATCGAAGGCGATTTCCTCGCTTACGCTACCAAAGCAACCGCAAACACGGCAGGTACGGCTGGTACTGCAATCAACTCTCTGGTTGCCCCCGGCGCTGCACGTGCCAAAATGAATCAAGCCCTCGCCCCCAAAGGTGAGCGGTACATTCAGATGGACAGCGTGACGATGGGCGGTCTGGTCAACGGCGTGGCTGCGTATTTCAACCCGTCCAATGCCATTTCTTCGCAATACCGCGAAGGTCTGGTTGCCCGTACCTCGATGGCTGACTACTACGAGAACGAGCGGATTTGGTCTATGACCACTGGCGACGATGCTACCGGTGCCATTGACGAATCGACCTCAACCAATTTTGTTGAAGGCGCAACCACGCTGCACGTCGACGCGCTTGGCACTAAGCTGTATGTCGGACAAGTCTTCACGATTGCCGGTATCTACGATTGCCACCCTGAGACGAAAGCGGCTTACCCGCATCTGAAACAGTTTGTCCTGTCGGCTACTCCGACCATCGGCACAAACGAGGCTGACCTTACCTTTACTCCGGCCATCTACACGACCGGCGCGAAGAAGAACGTCTCGACTGCCACTGGCGCTGACATCACTTGGACTTACACGGCTCAAGATGGCGCGGTTGTCACATTCCTCGGTGCAACTGGCTCGACCTACATGCAGCCTTTGATGTACCACAAGGATGCGTTCCAATTCGTGTCTGCCGATCTGCCGCTGATGGATGATGCCCACAAGTGCAGCCGCAAGGTGCAAGATGGCCTATCGCTGCGCTGCTGGATCGCGTCCGACATCCGTAACGATGAACTTCTCATGCGTATCGACATTCTGTACGGATTTGCTGCACTCCGTCCTGAATGGGCCTGCCGCATGATCGGTTCAGCCGCAGCTTAACCATTGACGGAATGAAAGGAGAAAATTATGCCTTCCGTTGAACAAATCACCTATAACTCGCCCGATGGGGCGACGATGGGTAAATCGGCTACCGAGAAGATTTCTTTCTATGGAACCACGCCGATTGTCCAGCGCACTGCTGCGGTCGCAACCTCTGCGGTTGGTACTGCGTCGTCTGCTGACGTGACTACCGCCCTCAAGGCAGCTGTTATAGACATCATGAATACCCTGGAGGCTCTTGGCCTCTGGAGCGGAAGTGATTGATAGCGGTATGTAGCAAACAGAAGGGGCGGCGCAAGTCGCCCCTTTTTACATGGAGGATAAATGAAACTTGCGCTATGCGTTCCAACGATACGCCGCCCGTATCAGCAGCTTCTTGACTCAATCAAGGCGGCAGTACCGGCTCTAGACGAAGCTGGAATCGAGCATCAAATGGTGTCAGAGGTTGGCAACCCGTATGTCAGCCAGGCCCGCAACGTCATGCTTCGGAAGGCGCTTGATGCCAAGGCTGATACCATCGTTTTTCTAGATCACGACGTTTCGTTCGAGCCGCTGGACTTGCTTAAGCTGGTACAAACGGAAGGCGACGTTGTAGCAGGGACGTACAGATTCAAGCGTGATGAAGAAGAATACATGGGAACACTTTTCACTGACAAGGAAGGCTTCCCGCTAGGCAGGAAGTCAGACGGCGCACTGCACGCTCAATGGGTTCCAGCAGGGTTTCTTAAGGTAACTGATGGCGCAGTGCACAAGTTCATGGAAGCCTATCCGAACCTGCTTTATGGCAAGCGGTACGCCCCGCACGTTGATCTGTTCAACCACGGCGCACACAACTGGGTTTGGTATGGGGAGGATTACGCTTTCTCCCGTAACTGGAACGACTGCGGCGGGATGATTTGGCTGGTGCCTGACCTGAACATTACCCATCACTCGGAAACCAAAGCTTATCCCGGAAACTTCCATAACTACCTTCGCCATAGACCGCAAGGCGATCTGCATAAGGAAAATCTATGAAACTAGTCCTGCATGTTGGCTGCGGCAAACAACCGATCCATGATTTCCTTGAAGGATACAAGGAAGTTCGTCTTGACATTGATCCGACGCACAATCCTGACATCGTTGCCAGCCTGACGGATATGGGTAACATTGGCGAGTTCGATGCTGTCTATGGGTGCCACGTCCTTGAGCATCTTGCTCCGCATGAAGTCAAACAGGCTGTAAGGGAGTTTAAACGGGTTCTAAAGACAGGCGGCATGGTTGTCATGGGTCGTTCCGAACCTGACCAACGTAAGGCCGACAAGAGAGGTTCTATACGAATCTGAGGCGGGGCCGATCACCGGGCTGGACATGTTCTACGGCAAGGAGTCCTTTGTCGAGGATCATCCCTATATGGCCCACAAGACAGGGTTTGTAACCGAAACCCTGAAACAAGCTCTGGAAGCTGAATTCCATCCGGTAGAAGTCAGGGAATTGACCGGATACAACCTACTTGGAATAGGAGTCAAAAATGCCATTCATGTCACATCCTGAACACGGATACCACCAAGCCACGGAAGCCGAAGTGCCGGAAATGGTCAAAAACGGCTGGAAACTGGATATTCATCCGCGCGATCCTTCACGGAAACCCATAAAGGAAAAACCTGTTGCAATAGAAGGAAATGATGCTACAATTCAAGCACAACCTGCACCAAGCCGTGTTGGACGCCCGCGCAAAGCGGATGACGGTCACTTTATCTAGGATGGGCTATGGCTACCGCCCAAACACTGATAGACAGGGCTTTACGGCTGATTGGTGCAATCAGTTCTGGTGAATCCCCTACCTCCGCAGAATCCGCTGATGGCTTGACCGCTCTCAACGCCATGCTTCAGTCGTGGCAACTTGATCGCCTCACGGTCTATGCTTTTCAAGATACTACATTCACGCTATCGCCGTCTAACGGCACAATCACGCTTGGCGCTGCGGGAAACATAACAACCCGTCCTGACCGTATCGAGTCTGCCTATATCCGAGCCAGCAACACGGACTACCCAATTACGCTGGTAACTTCAGACGAATGGTCATCCATCGCCAGCAAGTCAGTTCAAAGCGACATTCCAGAGTACGGCTATTACGAGCCGAGTTACCCGTTAGGCGTACTTAATCTGTGGCCGGTGCCTAGCGCAGCGAATGTTCTGCATGTGATTATGTGGACGCCATTCACTGCCTTTGCTGCCTTATCTACTGCGGCATCTATGCCTCCTGGATACGAGCGGGCGATTGCCTACAACCTCGCCATTGACATCGCGCCAGAGTACGAGAAAAAGGTATCCGACGAAGTAGCGAAGGTTGCGAACGATTCGCTTGCGGCAATCAGGCGCGGGAACAACAGGCCGATGATAGCAATGACAGACCTTCCGTATCTGGTTGGCGGTGGCCGCAGATCGAACATTGTTGCGGATACGCCGTGAGAATCCCGTTCATCACCGACACCGACTCACGCGACGGCTCAAGCAACAAGGATGAGCGGCTGACGAACGTGCTGGTTGAGATTGACTCAGAGAAACTGGCTTGTCTCAGGCCGGGGCTGAATACTATATCGGCTAACTCCGGTGCGGGGAATGGTGCGGTTTGCTTTCAAGGCACACTAATTAGTGTGTTCGGAACTACGCTGGGGCATGGGAATACTCCAGCGTCAATTTCAACCGTAGTGAATGGCATGTACGATTTCGCGCAAATACCATGAGACTGCCAGTAATCGGAAACATCAGCACGAAAGACGGCGCGACTAACAAGAATGCGCGGCTTACTAACATGCTTGCTGAGCAGAAGAAGAACGGCACTACTTTGGCTACGGTTAGGCCGGGACTATCTGCATACGCCACGGTGGCAGGGAATGGCAACGGGCTTGCGTGCTTTAACGGAAGCTTGGTTAGTGTGTTTGGCGCTAACATCGGAGTACCTAGTGGTGACGTGATAGAGCCGACTGAAACACTGAGCACGATAAGTGGATACTACATATTATCAGGTGTTGAGTTGAGCAATGGGTTATTTGTGCTGTGCGACGGAATGGCAAGCGGGACAGGTGAAACAGGAAATATTTTCACTACTACGGATTTCTCATCCTACACGAAAAAACTTGCCGATTATCAGTATTATCTCGGAAGAATGATTACAAATGGGACGATTGCAGTTTGTTCATACGCTGACGAT